TCTGCGGTATGCCTACCTGCGGATCCGTGGTTGCTGCCGGGGCTGCTGTGCCAGGGGTTGTCGAAGCCCCTACGCCGCCAACTGCCTTGCCGATTACATCTTGCAGTGATGGTGCGCCTTGTTTAGCGACGTTTGTATCTGAATCCTTTGCTGTGGTGGACGGTGCCGCAGCTCCATTAGCGTCCGTTTGTGGTGCTGGTGAGGACGAAGCCCCAGCGTTATTAGCGTCCAGAATTACGTCAGGCATTTAAACTCCTTCAAAACAAACTTATTGACTTATAACATACAACTTACCGTAATTCAATATATTATGTCAAGCGTAATCCTACAATAGTAGGATACGGTTTATTTTAGTGGGGATGGGTAAACTATAAGTATACCCATATCGCCCAGGATAAACCTACGCTGCGCGGCGTGCCAGCATTGCATCTGCAAATTTATACGCAATATCCGTGGATCCGTGGATATAACCAGACCAATCTTTTTTGGTGGAGTCCACTACTAATTGTTCCTGGGTATAAGAATTGGCGAGCATGCCCTGCAATATAAACGCCGCAAAGAAATCACGCAACAGCATGTCATCCGCCTTTGGTGGTTGTGGGGGGTGTGCCATAAAAAACTTTACACTGGTGGTTGCATCCTGCCTGGCATCCCGCCCTGCTGTCCGTTAACTGGGCGTGATGGCGCTGGGGCGTTACTGCCGCCACGCATTGCGCCCTGGTTGCGCGGCTCATTCATAGCGTTGCCGGTTGGCGGTTGCGTATTGGCGGTGCCAATTGCCATAGCGTTTTGCGCGATAATGGAAGGCATGCCGGATAATAACGCTTCGTCAACGTCAAGGCGGTCATCCATGCGCCTGACAAGGTTCCGCAGTAACCATTCGTGCGACACATTTGGCATTTGCAGCAGGAACGGCATAAGCTGCTGGATATTCTGCAACTCAAGGGCGCGGTTCGGCCTACCGGAACTGCCTGCCTCAATCTGCAAGCTAAGTTCTTTTTGCAACTGGTGTAATGACAATATAGGCCAGAATGCCCCAGGCCCCACAATTTCCATGACAGTTTCCTGGGATAGTTCCGCCATACAAATTTGCCCACCCGCACGCGCAAGGCTTGTCAGTAAATCATCAAGTTCATCAATATTGGACTCCACAGAAGACAGGCGTGACGTTTCCGCGATAGAGCTTTCAGTGGCGGTGCTGCCTGATGTGCTGCCAAGGTTGGCCTCCTGGCTACCCACAACATGCATAATATCGCTGAACACCTGGCTGGTATCGTAAAGGTTAGGGTCAACGCCTTTTGTCTGGATCGGCTGGATCAGGTCACTGACTGCCTGGCCTGGTTTAAGCCCACGCAAACCAAGTACAGCATTGCTTTCTGAATTTTTCAACTTCTGGATGTCTTCTTCTTCCAGCATCCCTGATGGCGTAGCGTATTTTGGCCTACTGGCCTTGCGGTGCAGGTTCAATTCCTGGCGTGACCGGTTCATTTCAATCTGCTGGTGGCGGATCAGGCGCACGTCAGACATTGGGAAAATTTCCCTTTCACTTTCAATAGCGTTAAATGTCAATGGGAACCATGGGTAGAACTGTTCCAGCTTTATATCCGGCGCGGCAGGTTCGGCAAGGAAATCGTTATAACCTTCCACTAAAGGATATACCAGGCCATCTTTTTTACTATAGCAAAGGTAAAATTTCACCAGGCCGCAATCAATACCGCTACCGCGCCCCGTGGCACCACTGGTAGCGGTATTTGTTTCCACATAATTATTGCCGGATGTTGGTCTGTATGGTATATACCCACCCGTAATATCTTTTTTGTACAGGCGTTTAATGTCGTCAATCGTCATGTATATACGTTTTGCCACAAAATCAGCGCCAACCCACCCTTTTAACTGCGTGCAACGCAAGCTAGGGATTAGTGCTGTACTTTTTGGGAAGTCGAATACCAAACCCTCACGCAGGATCACTTCCTGCTCAGACTGCAAACCCTTAACCGCAAGGTTTAATTCTTCTTTCAGGGCGCCAAGGTTGGCAATGCCAATATTATCCTGCACATCAGCCTGTAATTGCTCAATCCTGTCAAGGCGGCTTTTAAAATCACCAAGCTTGCGCTCAACAATAGGCGATGCACCCATGGCGCGCTGAAACCCGACCTCAACGTAACCAACCGCACAGGTTGTAGCCCTGACTACCAGTTGCTTCATCTGTGACTTGAAGTCCGGCTGCTGCTCATTCTGGTAATACGAATATACAATCTCCAGGGTTTCGCCTAAATCTTCTATCTGCTGCATAATTTGTCGCCACTGTGCGACATCCTGCAATAGCGCCATCGAATTTGCATTCATCGGGTCGGTCATTAAAACCTGGATAGCCTGCGTAATCTCACTGGTTTCCCCCTGCCAGATTTTATACATGCGTTTCCTGGCAGGCATCGCTACGGCTTTCGGGTTCTTTGCGTATAACGCGCCGGTTTTCTGCCGTATATGGGATTGTACAATATTGACAGTATATTTATCATCTTTGTACCATTGTTCACTTGCACCATAGAACGCAAAATTCATATCTTCGCGCATACGCTTAAATGCGCCGTCTTCATATTTCTTCTCGGCGGCCTTTATTTCCGCCAGTAATTGCGTTACCAGGTCCTTCCTTGCCTGCGATGCCGCTTCCGCCTGGCCACGTTGCATAGCTTTACCACCAATGGCATCGCGCAGGGTTGGTGCTGGCTCGGACTGCATCATCGCCGGATTTGTCATTTGGTCGCGCATAATTACCACTCCGCATTGTTATAGGCCAGGTTATATACTTCCTGTATTTTTGATTGGTTCTTTATCCAACCTATAGTACCAACCTTATGCTTTTTTACTACAGTTTGCGGTATATGTCCAACCTCACGTTCAAGCCCCATGCCAATCCATGATAAACAATCGACAAAATCATCGTGGCGGCCAGCAGGGAACTTGACCAGTTCCGATACCGCGTCTTCAAACCAGACGGCATTTTTCGGGAAAAACACCTTCCCCATCGCCATCCTGGCGCGTATGGAGCGCGAGCGCACTGTCTTATCAACTACGGGCGACTCCTCCTCAATGTAAGCATAAATCCCTAATTCCACCATACGTTTACGGATAAATGGACCGAGGGATTTAGTAATCTGCCCACGCTCACCCCACACAATTAACGGGTTATAACGCTGCATCTCATATAACATCGCGTCGATAAGTGAATCTGCGGGGCGGCGCTCCCACAGGGCATCCAGTATCCAGATATTTTCATCTTTATCAACGCCTACGGTCAGTAAACACGACGCGTCATGGCGCTTTTCCTGCGAAACCGCAAGGTCCATAGACTGGTAAACCCTCAATTCTTCAAGCGGGGGGCGGTCTACCGCGCGGCCATTAGAGTCAACTGCGTCACCCCCATACTCCTTGACCATCGCACGCGTAAAGTAGTCACCATCTTCAGGGGTTGGTGATCCCTGGTATAATGCTGACCATGTACGGGCGTCCACGTCCCCCTTCAGCGCGAGGAGTTCGGATTTTGGCTGCCAGTTCGGCCATAAGGCAACACTGGTTGTGTCATCCCTTGACGCAAGACCGTCAATGGGGTCGCGTAAGGCTGGCAGGTGCAGGACATCCCACTGCGCAATGGTTTCAGGTGAGTTCTTCTCTGGATCGAGGATGCGGCCAACGAGGTCGTCTTCGTGCCAACGGGTATTGTGACTCACGTAGCCGTTTGCAATAAAATTCTCCGTGCGCTCTATTTGAACATCATAAACCTCTTCCTTACCATCCGGCTCAATGCTTTCAATCACGTCTAAAGTGAAGTCTGAGGTAGGCTGCCGCAGCGCATTCCTTACCTTTCCATTTTCCCCATTGACCCGGTAAATTTCTTGGCCCTGGTGTAAGTCTTTCGTTTTTACCCATTGCGGCTTTCCTGATATGTTAATCAAAAACGGATGCCTTGCATTCGCCCTGATTATCCTGCCAGAAGCCATCCT